CATTCTATATTGTTGTATACATTCTACTAATACGAATTCAGTTTCTTCTTTTTCAACTCTTTTCAATGTAAAACTTCCATCACTATTATCGATAAACTCTACAATATTATTTTCTGATAATTCAGCTTTAATTAAAATATCTTCTGGTAAATCGATATATAAATCACCGTTTATATCTTCTTTAATTGTTGTAATTGTCATAATGTATTTCCATGTATATCAGTTTTTCTACCGCCAGTTTGAATAGATCCACCACTATAAGATGATTCTCTAGGAGTAAATTGAGGTGGTGAGTTATTAGACGAAACTTCATATGTCCATTCTACAACAGCATTATCTTTAGTAACAGTTATTTCAGCATTATCAGGAAGAATTACTTTCTCCTTAACATAATTTCTTATTGCACATTGTACATCTTCTCGTGTTAATATCAATTTCATAATCAAATCCTAATGTGGTTTGTCAAATATAAGGTCTAAAATCTCTTGGAATATATGAAATGAGTAACCGACTACTGCATAAACTACATTGTTTTCGATATGAAAATGGTTATCCATAATTACAAATACACCAATCCAACTTATACAAAATATTATACATTTCATTTTTCATCCTATAATTAAAAATATAGTTTATTATACTATATTCGTATCAAAATATCAAGCACTTTATTCAGGAAAATTATCAGAATTGCACATTGATGGGTTTTTTGAAAATGAAGAACATGGATTTTCTGAAGCCACTTCTATTTGTATGTAAACAAAAATTAAAATTCCAAGAATTATAATTGCCAATGTTCTCATAATACCACCTCTGTTAAAAAATTAAAGTTCTACATAATACAATTTAAAATTAATGAATGATTGCTCGTGTCTATATCCTCTTGGGTTACACAAAATTCTTGTATCGCCAACCATATAATCCCAATTGTTGTGAGTGTGTCCTGCTATCCACAATTTTATTTGTGGTCTATTTTCTATAAATTCAGTTAAATCTGAACAATATCCACCATTCATTAATTCGTCATCTTTAAATTCATCTGCGATACTTAATGGACTTGGTTGGTGGTGAGTAACAACAACTATTTTATTATCTGGTTTTGTTGCATCATTAAGAAACCATAAAGTATTGTTATGTTCTTCAATAGCATGATTTGGGGTAAATTTTCTGCCGTTTTTTTGGATAAGTCTAAAATCTCCCATATATCGTTTTATAATTTCTTTTGACGATTCACAATTATCATTCATATCTGTCCACAAAGTAGCACCAACAAATTTAACACCATCAATAATAATACTTTCTTTTTCTAATATATGAAGGTTTTTAATATACTTTAATTTGTTTTTAATATTTGGAATTGTTTTATCAAAATCAGAATGATATGATTCATGATTTCCGGCTACAAAAATGACATGTTTGAATAATTTTGAACATTGTGAGAAAAAATTGTGGATTCTAAATGAGCGAATATTATTAATCAATTCAAAATCATCAGAATAATCTATATTCTGATCTTTAAGATCATTTGCTACAAAGATATCTCCAGCAAGAACTAAAATGTCTGCCCCATTTGTATTGTTTATTTCTATGCCACTCGACTCCAAATGGAGGTCGGACATATACGCAATTTTCATCCAAAATTCCTATTAATTAAATTTTTTCCTATTATTATATCCCTATCGGATAAAATATTTCCGTATACTGTACTAAAAAATTCATCATCTTTAACCATTTTTAATAATTGGTCTTTTGTAAAATCCAATTCTATATTCTTTTTCATATGAGAAAATTTGTATGATAATTCTGTATTATATTCAACTGTTGTATCATCAAATTGTATTAAATTTAGTTTCCATCGACTATTAAACATGTTCAATTATTTCAATTGTAGATATTTCTTTTACTGTAATTTCTGATTCTTTTAACACAACACAATCTTCTTTATTGACCCATCGGATTCCATCACATTTTACATTATAAACTCCTTCATGGATAATTTGATATCCAGAATCTTCAGTTATTCTAAAATCTACAGAAGCCCAATATATTTCATCAATGTGATTTGCATACCAATATGTTGGAAGTTTTGCTTTAATGATTTGAATTTGATACCCTTTCATCCGACCCTCGTCAATTTACTATCTGGTAGTATTATAAAATTGGTGTTATTAAATCTGATAATTCTCTATCGATTGCATCGATCTCTTTTTGTATGTTATACTTTTCTTCTTTGATATATAACATTTCAATATCAAGTTCCGTCATCAATGCTTCGAGTTTGAACTTTTCAACCAATAATTTGCGTTCCGTCATCTTCCTTTCCTAAATTTATATTCAGATTCTAAAATCGCATATACAATTAGGGGTGATAATAAAAATGCTACTGTTAAAATACAAAGTTGTAGAGCTTTTGTAACAATCCAATCTATCATAATATGACCCCTAAACGAAACTATTTATATAAATGCTGGCGTTTCTCTATTTTTCCATTTATGTAAATGAATTTTTCCCTCGCGAACATATTTTTGATAACTTGCTATTGAATTATTTTTAATGATATATTGTGGAGGCATTGCAGGAGTTGGTTCTGTAAATTCTTTTTGTTTAATATTTTTAGGAACATTGGTATACAACATATCAACAAGACCAATCTGTTCACATTTATGAACCTTACCATATCTGTAAGTATATTCTTTACATAATTCAGATAATAATTCAACTAACCACATATAATTAGATGCTGATTCTCTAGCCCAAATAGCACTGGGATGGTTTATGTGAGTTGCTTTGTAAAGTAAACTATCCAATTTTGGATCATCAAGTTTCCAGCGTTTGATTCTACGACCAGAAGAAGAATCGATATATTCTACACCATCTAATGCTCGATGAGCTATAGATAGTAATTGTACGCTTTCTAATAGTTGTTTAATAACATGTTTATCACAATGTTCTTTAGCACAAAGTTTTGGATTAAGATTAGTATAAAAAATATTCAAGATCGTGTACCCATTTTAAATTAGTGTCAAATATATCTTCTTCAGTTAAAATTGTAAAATTTTCATGTTGTTTTAACGCAGCATCAAATTTTAATGAATTTATTTTATTGTCAAGAAGCGTGGTAGGTTTTATTTCAATTATAACATTATAATCCGGTAAATAAAAGTCTGGATAATAAAATTTTTTCTTTCCGTTAAATTCATATAATACTCTAAATTCTTTTGTTTCTGCCGATTCAATTTTTATATTATATTCTAAACAGGTTTTTATAAATTGTTTTTCATACGATGATCTAAAATAATGACCATTAAGATAACCTGATTTATATCCTCTCCCGCCTTTTCCATTTTTAGGTATTGTGTTTGGTGGATTATCGCTTTGATAATTTAAAGTTATTTTTGAGCTTATTAAATCTTTCGTTTCTTGTTTATGATTTAATGTACCATTTATTCGTTTAGTATTAATTACTTTTTTATGATGTTCTTTAGAATGTGGAATCCCACTTAATGCTTCTGATATTTTTTTATTTCTATTTTCAGGTTCAGGGAAGTAAGATAAAGTTGAATACTTTCCTATCATAGTAGTTTGTCTATTTTCTTCTTTCTTTTTTTGATTAGTATTTTGTATACGTTTTGCAATAGTTTCGGGAGATTGAATCCTCATTTTTCTCCACTCAATTTCACACACAGAACCACAAAATTTCCTACTTTGCTTATCAGACAACGTCTGTTTTATTTTTATTCCACAACACCCACAATTTCTGAATAGATCGGGATATAATTCAAATAAAACATCTTTGGGTATTAAATTATGTTTAGCTTGTAGATGTTTTGAAATCTTTCGTAAAGTATCATGTTCTTTCTTGCAAATTGGACAAATATACATCAGTAAATATTCCTAATTTAAATGATTATATATTATTTATAAAATGAACTTTCTAGAATCATTTTAATACAATGTTTATCACAATGTTCTTGAGCACAAATTTCTGGATTGTTGTTTGTATAAAAGATATTCATATTAGTTCCTAAATTTAAAAGTATAGATATATTATACTTTAATCAAAATAAAAAGACAAGCACTTTATGCAAGAAAGAATACTTCCGCCAGAACCAAAAGAATTATATAACAGAATTAAACGATCGGCAAAGAAAAGAGGAATTCCTTTTGATGTGACAATTTATGATTTTTATTTTAATTGGTCAAGATTTTTCTTTATATAAATAGTAGATCAATTAAAGATTTTTAATTGGTGGCTTGTCGCGATATTGCAAGTATCCACAAGCTCTAATCATTCTAACATTTATTTAAGGAAACAAACATGACCAGCACAAATACTTATATCACCACAATTCCATACTTTTACATAATACAACATAAAACTTCTAAAAAGATGTATGCTGGCTCTAAATGGGCTGTTGGTTGTCATCCTGATGAATTTATGCAACCTAATGGATATCAAACATCATCTAACGCAATAAAAACTATAATAGAACAAGAAGGATTAGATTCTTTTGTAATTTTAAGGATTGATATTAATCTTGATAATTTATCAGCTTACGAATATGAATCATTGTTCTTACAAACACTGAATTGTGCTAGATCTGATGAATGGTATAATGGACACAATAATTCTGGTATGGCATTTGGTTTACCGGAATTTTATAAAAAATCTAAACAAACCGTACAAGAAAAATATGGTTACGATTTTATTACACAAGTTTCTGAAATAAAAGAACAACAAAAACAAACCCGATATGAAAAACATGGTGGGAATTTTTGGGGTGATGAATCATTAAAAAAACAAAAACAAACTGTACAAGAAAGATATGGTGTGGATAATGTATCACAATCTCTAATAATACAAGAAAAAAAGAAACAAACCACACAAAAAAGATATGGTGTTGAATATTCAACACAAATCCTAGAAGCAATAGCAAAAGGTAGGCAAACTAAACTTACAAAACATAATGGAAAATTTAGAAGCGATGATTCTTTGGAAAAAACTAAACAAACTGTACAAGAAAAATATGGTTATGAGTATATATCACAAGTCCCAGAATTAAAAAAGAAACAGAAACAAACTAATATAGAAAAAACTGGTTACGAATATTCAGGACAAGTTCCTGAATATAAAGAAAAGGCAAGACAAACCCGATATGAAAAAAATGGTGGAAAATATGTTAGTGATGTATCTTTGGAAAAGATTAAACAAACCCGATATGAAAAAAATGGTGGAAAATATGTTAGTGATGAGGAGATAGAAAGGCGGAAACATACACATTTAAAAAGAATTGGTTATGATAATCCATCAAAAAGACCGTTTCTTTCTATTGTTGAAACTAAGAGAACGTATCCTAAATGTATTATTTCTAGAGATTTTAAAGAATTTAAACAGTATTATTAATTGTTTGGCTTATTGCATTTAATAGATCATCTGATTTGCTTTACAATTCTGTAAAGCAAATCGAGCAAAAAATAATTTAACTGAAGAAGAATTAAAGAAATTGGGGTTATATTATTCTTAAATCGGTTGATTTGGCCAAACTGTTTCGAGTGGAAATCCTGATTGGAGAGTAATGTCCCTCAATTGTTGTCTATAAACTTTCCATTCATCTTTCTTTTCTTCTGATAATGGAGAATCTAAGCCCTGTGTCCAATCAGAATTAGATAATAATATCTGTCTTTGATTGTATATTGAAAGTTTACAGTTGTCTGTTGATATTAAAGATTTTATTTCTTCAACATTTTTCACACCAAGAACATTATTTTTTCTTTCATCAACTTTTGAACAATTTTGAAATGATTCTAATACTTGATTTAATCTATCTCCAGTAACAAAATTTTCATTTTCTATCGGCAATATTACTTTAAATGTGTTATTAGTTTCCTCAAATATAATTTCCAATTCCCCATATTCTGGATAATAATTTATTATTTTATATGACATATTTTTCCTTAATTATTTTCTTTAAAATCCCAAGCTTCATCTGATTTTGCCTCAACTCTTCCCCATTTTCCTATTGGGCAATATGAATAGCTCCATCTAATTTTAGCCTCAATAATACACCCACATTCTGAACACATTAACATTTTTTTACTTTGACAATTATCGCATATTACTTTTCTTTCTTTTGCATCTTCTGAGCTTGCGAATAACATTGTTTAAATCATTCCTGTAAATGTATAAGGACCTGTATGGGACAAATTAACCCATGGTGCTCCATATATTGTATAACCATTTTCTTTTGCTAATTTACAAAAATAATAATCTTCTGATAATAGAGTTTTTGTTTTTTCGCAAATACAAGTATTAAAATATTGATATAATAAAAATGTTGGCGCATTAATCGCCAATTGATCTGGAGTTAGTCCATCAAAAAAATATGTATCAACCTTATCCATCAAATTAAGAAATACTTCTTTTTTAATTAACATAAATCCAGTTCCTCCGTGCTCAATATTTAATAATGAATTTTCATCTAAATCCATATTATTTACACCGCATACAAAATCCCCTGTAAAATTTTTCAGATAGTAAGATTCTACATTTTGTTTTACAGCTTCTGAAACCTTTGTCCAATTTATACCTTTTTTTGGATAAATCCCACACATAATGTCTTTATCTATTGTCATCATCGTAACGATATCTTTAGGATCAAACCCGATATCCGAATCAATAAACATTAAGTGGGTTGCATCAGAATCTAAAAATGCTTTTACTATTTGATTCCTTGCTCTTGTTATTAAAGCATCATTTGTGACATAATGATACATCAACTCTAGCCCATTTGTATGAAATATTCCAGGAACTTGCATTAACGAATTAGAATAATTTATATTACACATTCCACCATAAACTGGTGTACCAATCATAACTTTTTTCATATTTTTACCATGCTATTAAAACTGCTCCACCACCTGCGCCTGCGCCTGCACCAGCTCCACCAGCTCCACCAACACCATATCCTGTGCCATTAGACCCACCTGCTCCACCATACCAATTACCTCCACCACCGCCTCCACCGCCAGACGGAGACCCACCTGCTCCACCACCTTTATTGCCACACCCACCTGGACCTCCACCACCACCAGTTGCTGTGTATCCAGCAAAAGAAGAGTTACCACCAGCGCCACCGGAATATCCGCCAGTACAAGTTCCATAATATGGACCACCACCACCGCCTGCCCCAACAGAAACAGCTATGGCTGAGTATGGAGCAACTCCTATTCCAATATTTTGGTATTTTCCACCAGATCCGCCCCCAGACCCTTGGTAACCATCACCACAAAAACATAAAGCACCACCACCACCACCAGCGCCAAAAATTGATGCAACAATATATCCAACACCCCTAGGAACATAAAATGTAAAATTTCCAGGAGACAAATAATTTGCCTGTGTAGTTGCAGTTTTACCAAAAAAATTTGCAAATGATATGGATCCAGAAGATAACCCTGCAAGCGTTCGTACATCATAATCGTTTAATGTTCCAGGAGTTGTAGCAGTTATATGTAATTCTGTATTTATACTAGAAAATGCAATTGCTCCTGATGATTGTAAAGTCATATATATATTCCAATATTAAATTATTTAAGTTATAGTATTTATACTATTTATACCATTTTTGATAGAAAATATCCAAACATAAATGTAATTATTAACGAATTTACAATATATAATAATTCTATAATTATTTTTCTGGTATTACTTATTATCTGCATAATGATTTTAAGTTGTAGATTAAAATTAATGTTGTCAATTATAAATCTTTAAATGTATCATTTAATTTTTGACAAACTAATGCAACTTCTTCTTTGACTGTAAATCCTGGAAGTATTTCCACATCGCATTTAATTGGCTTTTCAAATAAATTATTAGTATTTTGATATATAGAAGTTTCTATTCTATTAACCCATACTGTAAAGTCAGCATCAAATATATCACGTGTTTCTTGAAAAGGTGCAATAAAATCAACAATCACATATTTTGATTCATTCGAGGAACTGTTTGCTAAATCGCGCATTCGTTCGCTTTGACGAATTCGTCCATTATGACTAAAATCCCAATCATTAAATTGTTCTCTTACTGTATCTGCATTAAACCAAAGACATTTTAATTTTTTCTGTAATGCTTTTGCTAATGCGGTTTTACCAGATCCAGGCAACCCCATTATTAATATTTTCATTTTTCAAACCTAATTGAATCAAAACCTTCTAGAAGTTCAGGTTTTTCATAACCATCTTTCATTTGTGATATAACACGTTGAGATATAATTTTACCTTTTCGACTTTTCAATCTTCGATTATGTTCTTTTTCTTGTGGTAAATCAAACACAATAGCTATCTTTAAATAATTGTCAGGGATTTGTTTTAACTTTAAAGCACGAGAAGCTTTATTAATATTTGTTTGATCCCAAACGATATGCTTTTGATCATTTACTGCTGATGCTATTTCTGCATCCATTAGATTTTTAGCAATGTTATAATATTCTGCAAAAACCTCATTATATGTTTTGTTCAAATTTTTAGCATAGTTATCGATATGTTTATCTGTTGATACAATAGCTACTGTAGAATCAAATTTTTGCTTTTCCACCCAAGTAGATTTGCCAGAAGCAGGCAATCCGACCAGCATGTATAATTTGGGCATTATTTTTTTTCCTCGATTAAGTTTTTGTTAGTTTCTTCTACATATTGATCAAGTTTATTATTAACAATTTTTGTTAACTTGTTAACAATTTCACCAGATTTTGATATGGTATTATTAAATTGTTCACTTTTTACTACATTTTCTGCAAGATAACCGCCAACCATTAAATATGAAGTTTTTTCTGTAGGTATAAT